TGGAGGGCTACGGCTTGAACACCGTGGAAATTTGCGAGGTGGGACATGGTCACTGTTGAAGAATTAAAATTAAAGGATATTGGTGGGGCTAGCACCTATAGGATTTAGTTAAGAATTTTTTTATAGAGGAAGCCGGTGGTGTGGTTGGTGCTGCGACTGAAGAAACTACGACTGAAGCCACCTTGGGCATACCAAACAAGAAATGACCAGAGAATCTCACATTCTGAAACGGACAAACCATAATGGAATGCGTTCAGCCGAACCATATGTTGAGCCTCATCATTATTCCTGATCAGATGTAGCAAGTCGGCAACAGCGGTGGCGTACTCGTCTGCTTGCCGTTTGGTCGTGTATATTCTACAAGCAGCTTTATTAGCGAGGCGAGGCAAGTCGATGGTCAGCACGTCGCCGATAAGGTAGCCGACAAAAGTACCAGTGACTCCTTCCTCGATCTTCAACTCTTTGAAGCTCCTTATCTTGGTGATGTGTTGGGATCTTATAAAACCATCATCACCTTTAAATCCAGCAACGAAAGGAGCGGAGACACGGTAGGCACTCCCAACTCTAGCCATGTTATCGATGGTGTTATTCAAGTATGTCATGGCTGTACCGCTTTGAAATGCATCGAGGGTCCAGAGGGTGTAGTCAAGGCCTCTCGCTGACCAGGCGCGTATCGTGCTGAATAGGATATCGATGACATGTTCCGGCGTGCCAACTATGCGGAAAAGTCGTTTGACGAGCTCATGCACAGCTGCCGTCTTAGTGGTGTCCTGTTCACTTATATCGGTGCACACGGTCTGGTATCGTCCGGGGGGTAGGGTGCGAATATCAGCATCAAATCTCTTCTTAAAATCTTCAGTACTGGTGCCGTTAGGTAGATGGACACCTGGGCGCCGGCACCTGATAATCTCCAGCTCGAGGCATCTGACGTAGGCCATACAAATATGATTAATCGTTTTCGGTGAAGCGGAAATCGGTTGGCCTCCTTGAACTTGTAACCTCCGGACGCCGTGAAGCTGCCTTGCAACCAGGTTTCAATCTTGAGTCCAGCCTTGTCTTGCTGCTTGTTGAAGCAGGAAATGGTGCTGGTTGCGAATGATG